GCAGACCAGATGGTCCCGTTCGACACTGGTGCGCTGGCTAGTTCCCGTGCGATGAAAGAAACCCACTACGGAGACAAGTACACGGTCGAAGTTGGCTACGGAAATAGCGGTGTCCAGTATGCGCTAGTTCAGCATGAACGCCTGGACTTCTTCCACCCGCCGAAACCACCGAACAAGAGCAAGGTGGGTGGCAGGCAGGGTACTGGTCCTGGGGCTGACCCCGTGACGGGTCGTGGCCCGAAGTTCCTTGAAACACCGTTCAAGAAGTACACGAAGGACGTTAGTCAGACCTTGGCTGGCTACATTCGGGCGCACTACAAGTTGGGTAGATAATGGCAACTCTGGTGGACATTGCGAACTATCTGGACGCGAACGTCGCTGGCCTGACGTTGGGTACGAACCTATTCATCGGTCGTATGCCTGACGACCCGAACGCCTGTGTCGCTGTGTACGAGTACGGTGGAACTCGCCCAGACAACACGATGGGTGGCGGTGCGCCAGTCCTACAGAACCCCAGCGTTCAGGTGCGTGTGCGTGACACGTCGTATGCGTCAGCACAGACGACAGCGAACCTGTGCTTCGTGGCTCTGGAAGCAATCGTGGACGAGACAATCAACACGACTCGCTACAACCGTGTGACTGCGATTCAGTCCCCATTCCCGTTGGAACGTGACCCCGAAGAACGCATTGTGTTCGTTCAGAACTTCGACGTGAAGCGCGTGTTCTCATGAGCGTGGACCCGTATGCGGAAACACGCACAGTTGCTGAACGTGAACGCAGAACACGCACGCAGGTGCGCTGTGGGAACTGTGTGAAACTGTTGGCTGAGATGGTGACAGCCCCGTGGCGTATCAGGTGTCCACGCTGTAAGGAACTGAACGAGTCAAGTTCCTAGAGTCGCCAGGGAACCCACCCGTCACCGTGCTTATCTAGCGAATAGAAGTAGACCAACAGGCCACTGCGTAGGTTGGTTTCACCATCGAACAGTGCTTCGCAGTTCTCTGCGACACCGTAGTGGGGCAGGAAGCCGATAGGCCACCAGCGGTTCGGCAGTACCCATGACCCATTCAGTTGAAGGTAGCCCCTTGACCCGCACTTGGTCGGGTCTTTCACGTTATGTGCGTCAGCCTGACAACGGGATTCACGAAAGACGATTCGGTCCAGTTTCGGCATTTCTTCGACAGGCCACCCAACCTTGTAGGCCAGGTCCAAGACTTCAGGGCATTTCGGTGTGAAGTCCAAGACCAGTGGGGGCTGTGTCGTGGTCGTAGGGGCAGGGACAGTGGTGGTGGTCGTCGTCGCAGGTGCTGTCGTAGTGGGGGCTTCGTGGGTGACGGGAACAGGTGTGGAAACAACAGGAGAGGCGTTCCCGCCACCACACGAAGCGATCAGGGAGAGCAACGCGCCAACGCCAAGGGCGAAGGGTTTCATGACGATCATGTTACAGCGCGCTCGGTTGGGAGTTCGGTCGCGCTACTGCGAGACAAGCAAGACAGCGACGAACAGCAAGGCAAGAAACAGAAGTCGAAACATGGTGCGTTCTCCTATGCGGAAAGGGGGGTGATAGGTGCGCCAGTGTCCCGACTGAACGCACCTACCACCCAGGTGTCATCGAAGGAACTCGCCCCGATTCGGGGGAGTATCGAAGCGTGCCTTCGACAACACCGCCATGTTCAGCAAGGCAACCATACCAGGAATCATGGCGAACTTGTGGTCCATTGTGAGAAGGGCCGAAGCAACCAGCGCAACGTAGTTGGCCCAGCAGAGCATGGTGACCCAGCGTGGCGTAGAACGCCTTCTGGTGGCTGTACGAGGCACGAAAGTCTGTACATGGCTCACAGGGAACCACCCCGATCTTGGAAGCGTCCTAGGGCTTCTACGACGTGGTGGTAGTAGTCGCCCGACTGGGCGAAGAAACCTTCGGGCGTACCGATCACGTTCCACACTACGAAGGGGTGGAACTCGCCAGAACGAATACACACTGCCACCCACACGGCGCGCACTTCGCCTGGGTCGCGTTCAATGATCTTGGTACAAGCGACAACGATTGCGCCGTTCATGAGTTGCGACCCCACCTGAAGTGTGTCGCCCATCGTGTAGGTCGTGGTCATGCGTTTGCTTCCTTCTTGATTCGGGCAATGGTCAGCAGGGCTTCCCGTATGTCCCACAACTGGAAGATGACCTTGCGGTCATGTGGGTCGTCTTCGTGAAGTCCAATCTGGTAACTGTTCAGTGCGTTCAACAGCAAGGTGATGTTCTTGCTGATCTTCTCGCACGCGTCGTGTTCTTCAGTGGTCACGGTTCTCTCCTTGGGTAGTTGATTCCACTATGGGGATTCTAGTCACATAGGTGTGGCAAGTTCAAGCACCCTTGTAGAACCCTGCCATGACCAGGAGTTACAGCGAACCCCTACCAGGTCAGTGTTACCGTATGGCGGTCAGCAGTGCGCTTCGTCGCCCTAGGTGTCCGTGTGACCATCTCGTCAGAGTGGTCGCGTGGCGTTCCCAGAGGGAGACACAATGCGATTCAAGGTCACTGGTGGCGCAGATGGTGTCAGCGGTATTGAAGTCGCTGGCAAGCGATACGAAGCAGGCGACGACGTAGAACTGACAGCGAAGCAGGCTGAATGGCTTGTGGACGCTGGCTACCTGGAACCGTTGGACGGGTCCAAGAAGTTCGTGAAGCCCGCCCCTGCCCCTGCGCCTGCCCCAGAACCAGAGCCGACGACCACCGAAGTCGTCGCTGACGAAGCGTCTGACGACGCAGGAAGTGAGTTCTAATGCCCACCTTCGTTCACGGCAAGGGGACTGGTGTCCTGTTGGACCAGTACAACCTGTCAGAGTATTTCAACTCGGCTGACGTAGCGCAGAGCATTGACGTGGCTGAAACCACGTCTTTCACGGCTTCGTCCAAGTCGTACATCGTCGGTCTTCAGGACGCGACGCTAAGCCTTAGCGGTCTGTATTCGCAGGACTCAGGCGGTTCTGACGCTGTGCTGTCAGGAATCCTTGGAACTGCCACAACCCCGCTGGTGACCATCGCCTTCGACATTGGGACCATTGGGAATCGTTGCGTCACAGGCCGTGTCCACGAAACGAACTATTCGATCAGCAACCCCGTGGCTGACGTGTCGTCGGTGACCGCCGACTTCAATGCCAGCACTGACGCAGTGTCGAACCAGACCTACGGACTTCACGGTGGTGTCATGCTGACCACGGGTGCGTCCATCGCCTTCGGTTCGCTTGGCGATCTTGCCAGCGTGGACAATGGTGCGTCGTCCAGCAGTGGGGCTATGGCTGTCCTTCACGTCACCGCAAACAACATCGCTGGCGGTACGACCACGATCAAGGTTCAGCACTCTACTGACGATCTGACCTTCGCAGACCTGATTACCTTCACCGCAGTCGGGGCTTCAAGCCTTACCAAGCAGTTGAGTCCTGTTACTGGCACGGTGAACCGTTATGTGCGTGCCACGGCAAGCACAGCAGGGTCGTCAGGTTCCATCACTTTCAACATCGGGTTCGCCCGCTTCTAATCAAGGAGACAAGAAATGCCCACTTTCGTACACGGCAAGTCCACCGACTTCGCTCTTGACGACACTGGCGGTTCCTCGCAGAACCTCAGCAACGTCCTGACCAGCGTGGACTTCCCCGAAACCATTGACGTAGCGGAAACGACTGCGTTCGGTGCGACCAGCAAGTCGTACATCGTTGGCCTGAAGGACGCGACCATCTCGGTCAGCGGAATCTGGGACGCAACGGTGGACGGTTACGTCGCTGGCGGTGCTGAGCCTGCTTCCCGTTCGTTCATCTACGGACCTGCGGGTTCGACCGGTGGAAACGTCAAGTACACTGGTGAAGCCATCGTCACGAACTACAGCGTCAGCAACCCTGTTGGCGATGTTGTTACGTTCTCCCTTGACCTTCAGGTCACTGGCGACGTAACTCGCACCACATACTGATTCGCATAACCAACCAACATAAGGAGTGTGACCATCGTGTCCATGCGAGACAAGATCAGATCAGCACGCGACATTCAGTCGGAAATCGTGGACGTACCCGAATGGGGCGTTGCTGTCGAAGTTCGTTCTATGAGCGTTCGACAGCGCGCCGCGTTCGTATCGGCTTCACAAGACCAGTCTGAAGAAGGCGTTCAGCGAGTGGAGAAGGTGTACGGCGGGATTCTCGTTTCGTGCGTCTTCGACCCTGAGAACGGCGAAACAGTCTTCGATGAAGACGACCTGTCGTGGCTGATGACAGAGAAGTCAGGGGCTGTTATTGACAACCTTGTGGGTCGTTGCTTGGAAGTGTCGGGCCTGAAAGAAAAGGCCATTGACGAAGCGGGGAAATCCTACTTGGGTTCGCAGACAGAGATGGGCGAACCCACCCAGAGCGACGCGCCTACTTCTTCCTAGCACGGGAGTTGGGCATGACCGTTGGACAACTGATGGACAACATGAGCAGTTCAGAGTTCGTCGAATGGATTGCCCTCTACAAGATTGAAGCCAGCGAACGTCAGCAGGCACAACAGCGTGCTAAGTCACGCAAGGGCCGATAGTCATGGCTGACGGGAATGTCGGGCGCGTCAATGTAGAACTGGGTCTTGATGACAAGAACCTGAAGCGCGGTATCAAGCAGGCTGTCCAGTCCCTAGAGAAGATCGGTGATTCAGCCGAAGCGGTAGGTCGCGACGCTGAACAGTCTTTCAATAGGGCTGGGCAAGCCACCCAGCAGTTCGGTTCTAAGGGCGTTCGTGTTGCCTCTGACCTGTCCAGAAGTTACATGGGCGTTCAGGCCAGGGTCAAGGGTGTAGAGACTGCCACAGAACGCTACAAGCGTGAAATGGAGTCGCTGAACCAGGCGACGAATAAGGCGCAACGCAACCTGTCTGAGATGGGGCGCAACCTTCAGAGCATTGGCACGAAGATGTCAATGTCGCTCACGTTGCCCCTGGTTGCTACATCAGCCGCGGCGATCAAGGTTGCGAACGACTTTGAGTTCAGCATGGCTTCTATCGTCGGCTTGGTCGGTGTTGCCAGCGAAGAAGTTCAGGCAATGGAAGACGACGTTCGTAGCATGGGCAAGGCTTACGGTGTGTCTGCGACGCAAGCCGCGGACGCGTTGTTCTTCATCACGTCGGCTGGTCTTCGTGGTGCTGACGCAACAGGCGTTCTTGAACAGTCATTGAAGGCTTCAGCGATTGGCTTGGGTGAAACTGCTGTCGTCGCTGACCTCGCTACGTCAGCCCTGAACGCATACGGTTCAAGCACGCTGTCAGCGTCTGAAGCGACAGACGTGATGGTCGCCACGGTTCGTGAAGGCAAACTTCAAGCGAACGAACTTGCTGGGTCTATGGGTCGTGTGTTGCCTCTTGCTTCTGCGATGGGTGTCGGTTTCAATGAAGTCGGCGCGGCTTTCGCGGCTCTGTCTCGTACTGGTACGGACGCAAGCGAAGCCGCGACACAGATTCGTGGAATCTTGTCGTCACTGCTAAGCCCGACGAAGCAGGCTGAAGACGCGCTGACGGGTTTGGGTCTTTCGTCTGCCACTCTGCGTCAGGTTATGCGTGAGGACGGTCTACTCGCGGCCCTTGGACTCCTCGCTGAAACTTTCAAGGGGAACGAAGAAGCCGCGGCCCAGGTGTTCGGCAACATTCGTGCGTTGTCGGGTGTTCTTGACTTGATGGGCGCGAACGTCGAAACCACCACAGCGATCTTCGGCAGTTTGGAAAATGTGGTCGGTGATACAGACAAGGCGTTCGCGATCATGTCAGAGACTGGTTCATTCAAGGTGAAGCAGGCTATGGCACAGATGAAAGACGCGTTTCTTGCGTTGGGGCAAACACTTGCGCCGATTGTTCTGCCAGTTCTGGGTGCTGTGACGAAGGCGATTAGTGGTGTGGCGAATGTGTTCAACGCCTTGCCTGGTCCTATCAAGACAACAGTGGTTGTTATTGGTGGGTTGGTCGCGGCGACTGGACCACTTCTCATCGCTCTTGGCGCAGTGTTGAAGGCATGGACCGCGCTGAAGGTTGCGCTGGCTTCACAGGCGTTCGCTAATCTCGCGGCTCAGGCCGCGACTGCTGGGCCGATTATCGCTGGTGTCGCTATTGCCATTACGACTGTGGCTGTCGCCTGGTCTGCGTTCAGGGGCAACGCAAAAGCCGCGCAAGAACGACAGGAAGCCCTGACTGCTGTCTTGAAGGAAGCAGGCGATGAAGCCGCGACCTTGACAGATCGTGTCGGCGCACTCATTGACGAGTACAACAGGTTGAATCCAGAGCAGGCTGAGAACCCGCTAGGTGCTTCAAGCGCGGCTGACGCGTTCACACTGGCACAACTGTCTGCGAAGGGTTACAACGATGAGATAGCAAGCCTGGGTGTCAGTATCGCAGACGTAACAGCAACTGTTCAGGGTGGCACCGACTGGTTCGGCAAGTTGGAACGCCAGATCCTTCACGGTACAGGTTCCAATACACGCGCCGAAGTCGGCATGGAAGACATGCTCGTCGTTCTCAACGAGGTCGGAACGACAGGCAACTATGTGGTGGACAGCCTGATCGCACTGTACAAGGCAAACGGAATCACAGGCGAGTCGTTCTACAACATCATAGGGGTTCTAGACGAAGTGGCAGACGCATGGGACGACCACAGAGAGGGACTGGAAGACAATGCTAAGGAACTTCTAGAAGACGAAATACGACTGAAGTCCATCACCGACATTCTTGGGACAGATCACTACAACGCACTGTTCGCTGACGCAATGGCGACCGCAGAAGCAACGGGCGTAAAACACAAGTATGCCTATGTCCTGGACATCGTGAAGGACGAAATCAACAATGTTCTGAACCCAATGCGCACAATGGAAACGGAACTACTGGACACAGCACGGAAGGCGCAAACTGCGTCGGACGGAATGATTCAACTTCAAGGGGCGATGGACGCGGCGCGTCTTTCCACTGAGGACGGGAAGGCAACTGTCGCTGGTCTTGCTAACGAACTTGGGATTCTGGCGCAGTTGTATGAGAACGAAGTCCAGTTGGCGTTGCTTGACGCTCAGGACGCTAGTGACCGCGTGTTTGATTCATTCGATGGAATGGCAGAAGGGTCGAACAGTGTTGAACGTGCTGTGCGTGAACAGTTCGGTTCAATGCTTGAACTGACTACACAGATTGCCAACTTGGGTGGTGGCGTAGAAGATGTAGTTCCGACACTCATCAAGATGTATCGGGACTTGCTGGCAGGCGCAGACGCGGCTGACATTTCACGGGACCGAATCATGGCCCTGATTGAACAAGTTGGACTGTTGGACGGAATGTCACCAGAAATCCGTCTGTATCTGACGATGGACACCGCAGAAGTTCAGGCGCAGATCAAC